CTGTACCTAGCAAACCTATCCGCTAGGGTGCAGACTCCAATCACAACTTAATAAGGGCGGCAACCTACCAAGCCGAGCGATCCTGCTGATGCTGCAGATACAACTCATCACGCAACATGCTCACCATTTCCTTTATCTGCCTCTGATTTTATTTATGTTTGAACAAAGCGAGTTCAAGCCCAAAGCGATTAAGACCGTACGTTCTAAGTATTCAACCACTCTGGGACGCCGTAAAAAATGGGAGCTTAAAGCCCTTGCTCGAATCAGACAACGCGATCAATTCTAATCAACTTGTCCACTAATGTTTAAGTGTCTATTAGCAATCACATCTTTGATTGTTTGTTGTTCTTTCAATCCTTCTAATTCTCATGACTACAGCAACCATGACCAAAACTTTCACACTGTTAGGCGAGGAGCTGGAGCTTGATAAGCTCAAAGATATTTGTCTACATGGTATGACTGGCGGTGTTATTGGCTTTATCTACACCACCGAGCTTGAATCAAAGTTTGATGAGTGGTCTGATGAGATCCTGATGACCTGTGATCAGTGGGCTGACGACGTTGATGGTACTTGTGCAATGCAATGGATCATCAAAGACGACAATGATTACCACTATGACCAAATCAAATCTGACTTGGTATGGATGTATATGGAGATCAAAGCCAACGAATACGTTCAACTCGATGAGGAGTATTGATTCAATGATTACCACTAAGTTTATCGAGTTGTCATTACTCTGCATTGCTGGCGGCATTGTTATTGGAGGGTTTCTAACTTATCCAGGCATGACGTTAGTTTGTGTCTTTGGTCTTTCACTTCTAGTTGGTAAACTCCAGGAGAACTGAATGATTGAATGGTCTGAGCAATCGATCATCCTGAGTATCATCGGGATGGTCGGCTTATTCTCCTCTTTAATTATATTAATCAGGAGCAATAGCATCACCTCCAAATACTACTCAAAGAAATAGGGCTTCACGGCTCTATTTTTTTTTGTCTTTGTTGGTTGTTAAAAGTTTTCACACTATACCTCTGGGACCCAGGACAATGGCACTACTAGGCAATCGATACGATGAATATAAAGTCGTATTGACTGACGATGAAGGTAACTACTACGAAGAGTATGTAGTCGCACCAGATGTTGAACGGGCTGCATGGAATGCCATGGAGCTATCAAAAACTAGAAATCTCACATTAAAAAACGTCATCAGGGAGGATGAGTGGTGAAAGAGTTTCCAAACAACTGGCAAGCGGTGGCTGATTCACCTAGTGAATACTTTCCGCAGATTGATTACGACGAGTTTTTAGATTGGAAGGTACATGGATGGGAGATACCATCATCCATCGAATGTATTTTCAGAGCTGAAAACAAGAAAACAGGCAAGATCACTGAACATGTATACAAAAACATGAAAAGTGCTCACAACAAAATTGTATCTTTGATGAAATCAGAGCATACAGAAATAACGATTGTCAACCACGATTCAATTCACCTTATTTGCAATGCTGACTCAACCAATGATTGAACGCCTCACCGCTGAAGAGTATTCATTCTTCTTAGCTCATGGAGTGCACAACGACACAGAATTACAAGAGCAGGAACTCAGGGACCTGCTGATGTATGAAGATTACACTAGGGTATAGGTAGCACTATGCCCTTACTTATTATTCACACTGCACAGGTATTTATTGCCAACACCAGCTCAAATTGATGAACAAATCCAATTCGAACGAGATGCCATCCGACTCGGGCTTGAGCGTCTACGCAAGAACACGAGAGATCTCGAGAGTAAAAGTTACGCTAGTGCCACTGTATACGGCTGTAATTCTATTGCTACTCTGCTTCCTCTTGTCACCAAACGAATCGAAGAGACCCAAAAACGTATTCGAGAGGGATACATCGGAGCAGCATTTAGAGACATCCACGAACATCTGGACCCCATAAGTTCAGGTGCTGCGGCTGCCATTGCGTGTAAGATTACCTTTGATAAAGTATTTTCTTACAAAGATAACGCTAATAAATTAGTTGATGTCTGTGATGCTATCGGCACAGCAGTCGAACAAGAAGCACAAATGCAGTTCTATGAGAAAGAATGCCCTGGCTTGTTGCATATCTTAAAGAAGAACTACTGGCATAACACCACAGGGACGCAGCAAAAGTTTGCTGTTATACGCACTCTCATCAACCGTTACGACGTTAAAAAATGGCAGGCTTGGAACCGTCCTAATAGAATCAAACTAGGTGGATGGTTGCTTGACTGTGTAATGCTGTCTAGTGGATGGTTTCGCAAGGAAATAGTTAGAGAGGGTAAGAAAACAGAGAACTATGTAGTACCTACTCCTGAGTTCATAGAAATCAAGGACGAGGTGATGGCTAATGCAGAACTATTCAGCCCTATCGCCTACCCTATGCTCGTGGAGCCAAATGACTGGTCAAACACCAGGCAAGGAGGCTACATCCTGAACGAGGTAATGCGAGGCTATGACTTGGTTCGTCGCGGTGTGTCACGTATACAGGGAGAAACCACACTAGCTTTCGTGAACAAGGTTCAAAAGGTTGGATATCGACTCAATCCATTCATCATGGACGTAGCAAATACGTTAATGGAGAAAGGACAAAAAGTTGGTAAGTTTATCCCTGTTGTGGAGTATGACCTACCCCCAAAACCTGTAGACATAGCTGACAATAAAGAAGCTAGACACAACTACAGAAGAGCTGCAGCAGAGGTAATGAATAAAAATGCAGCGTCATTTAAAAAGTCTTGTAGGACTAGAATGACAATGGAGGCAGCTAAGTTATTCGAAGGAAAGGAGTTCTTTATTCCTCATAGCTTCGATTATCGTGGTCGCATATACCCTATCCCTGCCTTCCTAACACCTCAAGATACTGACTTTGGTAAATCATTACTGAAGTTCAGTGAACCTGGATTCATGACTCCTTATGCTGAAGAGTGGTTAGCCTTTCAAGTTGCTACTACTTATGGTCTTGATAAAAAGACTATTCAAGAGAGGATGTCTTGGGTCAAAGATAACATTCACTTAATAGCTAGTATTGCCGAGGACCCGTTACGATATCTTCCTGAATGGGAAGTAGCTGATGAGCCTTGGCAGTTTCTTGCTGCTTGTGATGAATACTACCATTGCGTACTTAAATGTGATCGAGATTTCACTTCTTTGCCAGTTGCAACTGATGCCACCTGCAGTGGTATACAAATACTCGCCGGACTATGCCGAGACGCAACCGCTGCGAGTCTTGTCAATGTCTTGCCAGGAGAAAAACCCGCTGATGCTTATGCCACCGTCGCCGAGCACGCTAAACCAAACATCCCTGTAAGTTTATATCCTTACTGGGATAGATCCACGGTTAAGCGTGTGGTCATGACGGTTCCATATAACGCCAAACCCTTCTCAAATAGAGGCTACATTCGTGAAGCTTTAAAAGAAAAGGGAATGGAAGAGATTAGCAAGGAAGACTTAACTCAGACTGTCAATGCTGTTAGAGCAGCAATGAATGAGATACTTCCGGGACCCATGAATGTTATGACTTGGATAGAAGACCAAGTTAAAATAGCTATGAAGCGAGGAGATACACAACTAGAATGGGTTACACCATCTGGTTTTGTGGTCACTCAGAAACTCAACAAGAAATTGCATGAGCGTGTTGTACTCCAATTACTTGGACGTGTAAACATCAGAGTTGCTACAGATGACAGCGACGAGGTAGACAAGAACCACCACAAGAATGCAACTAGTCCTAATCTAATTCACTCACTAGATGCATCTATGTTATGTCTATCCACACTACGTTTCGATGCACCTATTGCATTGATACATGACAGCGTTCTATGTAGAGCAACTGATATGTCTGCTTTGTCAGCCATTGTTAGGGAAGTCTACATGCATATATTCTCCGAAGATTCTTACCTTGAGTCTTGGGCACAACAAATTGGAGCAGAACTTCCATTACCTGATGATCTGATCATTGGTGATTTGAAGCCTGACTCTGTAATTCAATCCACCTATTTTTTCTGCTAAATGGCACGTAACAATTTTGTCACTAAGGAAGCCGTAACGCTTGATGGATTTCAAGCGATTATGAAGCCATCCAAATTCGGTTATTCACTATCAGCCATCGTCGATCAAGACTTGGTAGATAAGTTGGAAGCTGACCGTACTGAGACCCTTAAGTGGGCTGAATCAAAACTGAAGAACCCTAAGCGTTCAACGCTGAAGCCTGAACCTTGGGAAGAGGTAAGCGAAGGAAAATATAAGATCAAGTTCTCTTGGAATGAAGAGAATAAGCCAGGTGTTGTAGACACTGAAGGCACAGTCATTACTGATACAAACGTACCAGTCTATTCAGGTAGCAAGGTGAAGCTTGGCTTCTATCAAAAACCTTACATCCTTCGTGATGGTGTCACCTATGGAACGTCACTCAAGCTACTAGGTGCACAGATTGTTGCATTGTCTAGCGCAGCTGGGGTAGATACAGGCGACATGAACACTGAAGATGTAGCAGCCATGTTTGGTACAACAGAAGGCTTCAAGCAATCTGAACCAAACGTCACTCCTTCTGATGAACCTGAAGTAGATTTCTAATGGCATTTCGATCAGGACTTGAAGAGAAGGTCGCTGATCTAATGGTTAACTTGGGAGTAAAGTATGAGTACGAGAGTACAAAGGTACCATATCAAATACAACATAACTACACTCCTGACTTTCTTCTGCCTAACGGTATCTATCTTGAATGCAAGGGATACTGGGATGCCGAGGATCGTAGGAAGATTAAAGCAGTCAAACTACAACACCCAGAGATTGATCTGAGGTTTGTCTTTCAGTCACCATTTAATAAGATCAGTAAGAAATCTAAAACTACATACGCTCAATACTGCGAGCGGTTAAATATTCCATGGACTAGCTATGCAAACATTCCAATTGAGTGGCTCGTCTGAATTCGATAGACACGAACCCTGTTCACACTGCAAATCCTCGGACGGCTTAGCTGTCTACACAGATGGACATAGCTTCTGCTTTGTTTGCCATACGTGGACTGCAGGAACAGGGGAAGTAAAGACACCACCACAAAACTACGTGAGTACTACTTACAGAGGCTCAGCATCCCGTTTAGAAAAACGCGGAATCTCTGAGAAAACATGCGAAAGATACAAGATCTATCGCGACGGTAATAAACTACGTTTCTACTACCACAACAAAAATGGACAACCGATTGGTTCGAAAGTCAGAGACGCCGACAAGAACTTCTCCTATGAAGGTGAGACAGAAGGCACGTTCTTTGGTCAACACCTTTGCAAGGGCAAGGGCAAGAGGATTGTCATCACTGAAGGAGAGCTTGATGCCGCAAGCTATGCGGAACTCTATCCGACATGGGATTGCGTATCGCTACCGACAGGTGCGGCGTCAGCCAAGAAAGCTTTACAGAAAAACCTTGAATTCTTACAAGGCTACGAAGAAGTTCTTCTTTGGTTTGATGCCGATGAACCGGGCGTAGAGGCGTCTAAACAGGCTGCAGGTGTATTACCTCCAGGCAAGGCATTCATCGCCCGTATGGAGGGTTACAAGGACCTCTCAGATGC